TACATGATGACTAAATGGGAAAAACTGGAACGCGTTGTGTTCCTGATCGGTGCAATTGTTTTACTACTTGACTTGTTTTACTGGAGACCATGATGACTTTTACTGTATTCGAAACTATTGAATGTGTTATCGGTGAGTTCGCCTTGCCGTACCTAATCAATGCCGATCCGTCAGGACTTGACGACGAAGAGCAAACCCTCATCGACGAATGGTTCAGTGCGAGCACTGACGACTGGCGGGATTCTGACGACAACTTGTGGGTTTATTCCCATATGGTTGTAATTGACCACTCTCGTGAGGAATTCGAGTACGACGAGATCACCGGCCACTATGGCACGACACAACGTGTCGCTTTGTTTTTTGCAATGACTAACTAATCCCGTGGGATTAAAGGAGAACTATTATGGGTTACAGATCAGACGTAAAGTACGTCATTTTGTTTACTACTGCGGATCACCGCACCGCGTTTCACTTGGAGGCCAAGCTGATTGCATCAGACGTAGAGTACGGCATGCGTGTTGTTGACGACGACTTCGAGTACCACTACGACGAGTCCGAAATTGACTACAAGTACCAGATACGCGTGCATTACAACGACGTCAAATGGTACGAGAACACGCCTTGGGTTGACATGCAGATCAAACTCATGCAACTTGCAAGTAAAAGTTACGAAGGCGCGTTTGTGTTCATGCGCTTAGGTGAGGAAGATGACGACATCGATACGCAGACCGATGCATACAACAACGAGGGCGTGTATGTAGACAACTACATCGAGCTGACTCGCAGATCAAACTTTATTTAAGGAGCAATCATGAGTGACATCACACACCAAGAGATATTCGTGCACAAGAGTGGTAGGCAATACCGCGTGCGTTGGATACAGGATCATGACGCAACGTCCCCACTCGAGTGGTCGGACTGCCACGGGGTTGTGGTCGAGATGGGTTGGAACCCGCTCAGCGAGTATCAGATGGAGCAGCATTTGCTCGACGAAGAACCTGACCTTGAGGAAGAGACGCGCTTGCGGATGCTTCGCCCACTGTATAAAAATTCACGCGGGGTGCGTGATCTGTACTACGACGTCATGGCATCCCTTGAGGTTGCACGCACTGAGTGGGGACATGTGACGCCCGAGGATTGCATGAAGGCCGTCGACGCAGACTACAAGTATCTCAAGGGTTGGTACGACGACGAGTGGCACTGGGTTTTTCTCGAGCTGACTGCCATCATTGACGGCGAGCTTGACTTCGACATCCAGTCTAACGTAGGCGGATACGAGAGCGGCCTTGCCTTGGACGAAGACATGGCGGAGGACAAGCTCGCGGTACTCGACGAGGCAGTCAAGGAACTGGAATGGGATAGACGCAGGTTGTCGCATCCCGCACAGATGGAGTTAGCCTTCTGACTTGACAACCACACCACAACCTGTTACAATAATGACATGGACTAGGGGATCGCCCACACCCCTTGTCCTTTCCTAATCCCGTGGGATTAACTTGTTTACTAATGGAGATCATCATGGATCAATCACAAATGTTATCTATTTTTGGCGGCGTGTACGACAAACTTGTGTCGGACGTTGCAGACGCAGTTATCAGCAAGATGAAAGCTGAGACTCAGGCCGTGCTTGCGCTCGATCCCGAGACCTTGCGCTTGTCAGTCATTGACTTACTCAACAACGACGACCAGACACGTGAGGCAGTATGCGATGCGTCAGTGTCCTACATCGACGACCAGATCAGTCAGAAGACTGAGGATGCTATGAACGACTTCGACTTCGAGTCCAAGATCGACGATGTTGTCGACCAGAAACTCGAGAACTTCGAGGTCAACTTCTCAGGCGGTGACTTTGAAGAAGCTGTCCGCACTGTCATTCGTGACGCCCTCTAATCCCACGGGATTAACCCTTTAACTGGAGAAACTTATGTCAATCAAAGACCACGCATTGCTTGTGTCCCTGTCAGTCAACAAACCACAGATGACTCAGAAGGATCACAAAGCAACATCTGATGCAGAACTTGCCAACAACGCACATGGTGCAGGGCAGTACCGCAAAGACTTGTATCCCAAGTCACTCATTCAACCGATCAACATGGTCGAGTCGCAAGCCCGTGCATACATCAACAGCACCACATACCCATGGGGTAGGGGTGAGGACATGCTCCCGTCTGTACGCTTTATGCAGTTTGCAGAACGTATGGGTAAGTTCGAGCTTGAGTTTGACCAATCTGTAACCGCGTTCCTCAACAACTGGAGCAACGTCATGATGCATGCACAAGCTAGTCAAGGCGGGTTGTTCGATCCCAGTGCATACCCAGACTTGCAGGACTTACGCAATGCATTCAGGTTCCGCATTAACTACCGCCCCATCACAGACATGGGTGACTTCCGCGTAGCCATGCAGGAAGATGAGCTCGACACACTCAGGCAACAAGTAGAAGAGGCAACTAAAGAGTCGATGAACGCCGTGCTTCGCGCTCCACTGGAGCGTCTCAAAGAAGTGGTCGCTCGCTTACATGAGGTAACTGGAAAGGGTGAACGTGAAATACTTAACAAGAAAACTGGCGTGTCTGAGATACGTGCACCGATCTTCCGTGACTCAGTGTGCGAGAACATTGCAGAAGAAATTAACTTGCTTCATGACTTCGCTGAGATTCTCCCCGACAACATTCTTGCGCTTGCAAAAACAGTTATCGATACCACACCACATCCGCAACAACTTCGCGATGATCCAGAAAAGCGTAAGGCAGTTAACATACAGACCACTGCGCTACTTGCTTCCATTGATGAAATGTTGGAGTTCTGACGTGGTTGACAATAAAAAACCCATGGCCGTGATCGACATACCTTACAAGTACAACACTGTGTTGCTCAATGCTGACGACGCGTTTGCGTTGTTCAAGTTACTGTGTAATGCAGAGCCGATCGCGTACGACTACACATCGCAATCATATAAACACGTGGAGGAAGTAACCGACCGCCCAACAATGAAAGCATTTACAACAGTTGACCATGCTAAACTTGCACTCAACTCAGAATCCAATTAAACTGTACGCCTGCCTAACAGCAGACACTTATTAACCAAAGGAAACTTATGAACTATTCCATCAAACTCGATTTGAATCTCGACGTTAACGCGTTGCAGGTTTTGTTACGCACTCTCGACGCCGGCCCTCATGGTCTCATGCGTGGAATGATTGACAACATCTTGCAACAAGCGCAAGCTCAGGAAGCTGAGCATCGTGCCAAAGCAGAAGCAGCTCCAACCGATGTTGTTGACGGCATGCCTGTTACTCCCCTAAACTAATCCCACGGGATTAACCCGTAGCCGATGCGGTTCATCGGCACTCTCTCAAACTTGTTTACTAAAGGAAATTATCATGCGTATTGCACACGTTACACCCATTCTCGTTAAGCGTTATCTCAACGACAACACACGAGCACGTACAACATTCTTGCGTGGCCCATCGGGTATTGGAAAGTCTGAGGTTGTATTTCAGACTAGCAAACTTTTATCTGAGCACGTTGCCAACTGGCAGGGTGTCATTGACCTGCGCTTAGCGCAGATGGAGCCCACTGACTTGCGTGGTATTCCCCATGTTGTCGAAGGTCGCACCAACTGGGCACGCCCTAGTTTCTTGCCCGAGTCCGGTGCCGGTATCTTGTTCCTTGACGAGATCACATCAGCACCGCCATCAGTGCAAGCCGCGGCATACCAACTATGCCTAACACCCGAGGACTTCGGCATTCCCGCTGAGTGGATGGTCATTGCCGCCGGCAATCGTAAGACTGACCGAGGCGTTACGTTTAACCTTGCCGCACCACTGCAGAACCGCATGTGTGACATTGACGTCAACACCACGATCGACGACTTCGTTGCCCATGCAATCACACGCGGCATTCGCCCAGAGATTCTGTCTCTGTTACAAGATCGCCCTGACTTGTTGCACAAGTTCGAGCCCACTGGTGACATTCGTCCTTTCCCTTCACCACGTTCGTGGTTCGCTGTGTCGCACACACTGGAGCTTGACCTGCCCGTGCAGGATCGCGTCGAGCTTATCAAGGGTGACGTCGGTGAGGAAGCGGCCATGATCTTCGAGACACACTTGCGTGTATGGGAATCGATGCCACGTATCGAGGACATCCTGCAGGGTAAGGACGTGCCCGTGCCCAAAGAACTCAACGTGCGTTACTGCGTTGCTATGGGCTTGGCTACACGTCTCGACGCTACCAACTTCGACAAGGCATGGAAGTTCCTGTCCAAGATGCCCGGCGATGTGCAGACACTCACCATTAAACTGGCACACAAGCGTGACCGCACGATCACTAAGAGTTCAGCGTTTACCCAGTGGGCTATCGCTAATCAGGCCGCGTTCGCGATGAAATAATGGTTATTGACAAACGACCAGAGTTACGTTGGCAGAACACACCAGTTGGTTCTTGGACTGCCTACGTAGAGAAGCACAGCTTATACAAGAATCGTAAGCAGTCTATCGTCAAGCATGTGTTTGCGTATGTCCGTCCCGCCTACAACAAGTCTGGGTTACTCGACTCAGATCGTGGGTGGGTTGTGACGCGCAACACGTTCGATGATGTAAAGTCCTTCGATGACTTGCAGACTGCGCGTGTCTTTGTTGAATCTTTGTTTGCATTGGAATATAATTGACCTAATCCCACGGGATTAACTTGTTTACTTACTGGAGAAATTATGAGCAACTTATCTGATCGAATTGATGTGGCTTACAGCAAGCTCGGCCTTCGCGAATCATTCATTGCCGCTGTCATGACACGTGTCAAGCGTGAGATATCTGACAAGGTATCGACTGCCGGCACCAATGGTACGTGGGTACGCTTTAACCCTGCGTTCTGTGATCCGCTGACCGACGAGGAATTGTTCGGCCTTGTATTGCATGAGGCATGCCACGTCGTGATGATGCACATGTGGAGACGTGAGAGTCGTGATCCTAGCTTGTGGAACTACGCCAATGATGCGCTTATCAATGCGTACATACGCAGTCGTGGTTGGCAGTTGCCCAAGGGCGGTGTCGACTTGCGTTGGGTGCGTGAGCACATGTCCTCCGAGGAAGTCTACGCCAAGCTCAAAGAAAATCCTCCGCCTCCATCTAGTGGCTCTGGCTCAGGTGATGGCGAGGGTACGCCCAATGCCGGTGGCTTTGATGGCAAGGGTGATCTTGAGGATGCACAAGACGAGGCTACACGTGTTGACATGGAAGCTACCATTGTTGCCGCCGCCAAGATGGCCAAAGAGTGTGGCCAAGGTTCTAGCATGATCGATCGCGTACTCGACAGCGTAGGCAAACCCAATGTGCGTTGGCAAGACGTGACTCGTTCCATGCTGACAGAATCATCGGCCGCGGACTATACATACCTGCGTCCTTCGCGTCGCTTCATCGGTTCTGGTTTGTATATGCCGTCGCTTCGCACTGACTCACTCGGTGGCCTAGCCATTGGCTTTGACACATCAGGCTCGATGGGCCCCAAGGAATGCAACCAGATCGCCGCTGAGATTCAGGCAATCGTTGACGACTTGCAGCCATCATTCGTTGAGGTTGTTTACTGCGACTCTTCGGTTACACACATAGAACGTTTCGAACGTGACGACATGCTTAAGCTACAGCCCAAGGGCGGTGGCGGCACGCGCTTTCAACCAGTGTTCGAGCACTTCGGCAAGACCGGTGAGCGTTACTGTGGCATGATTTTCTTTACCGACATGGAGGGTGACTTAGATGAATGCGAGGAACCTGAGTACCCTGTTATCTGGGCTGATATCGGCCTGTCCCATCCACGAGAGCCCTTCGGCACTCGGGTTACTGTAGCACTGTGAGAACAATATGAACGCACCTAACACAAAAGAAAAAGATATTCAGTATCGACTGACTCGCATCGAGACAAAACTCGTGCGAGGTTTTGAAGAACTAGGTGTCAACATCGACCAAGACCGTGAGTGGTTGTCCGTTGATGAAGAGAACCTTGTCGTGTACGTTTCAACACTTGGACGATCTATGACTGTGGTACTTAGCGACATGGCACGCATGGGTGCAAAAAGCGTCGGCAAGTTTTACGACATCGTCAATCGTGGTGAGGTCGTTGGGTCAATCTGTTTTAAACCAATCGTGTGAGGCTTACTATCATGAACCAAGAACCAATTGTTCACCAAGGCATTCCCGTTCGCTCGGTGTGCTTTCCCAAAATACCAGTTAACGACCCACGTTTTATATGGACTTCTGGTGCAGATGTGCAATCTGTATGGCGTCGATATGGATGGACACCAATTGAGGAACTAAAAGAGAAAGCATTGCATGATTAAATACGACGGCTACGACGAGGCCATCATTGGCCCCGCATACATACACCGAAATCGTCGCTTGGTGAGTGTGCTTATTTACAACGCAGAAAAGATACGAGACATACTTGTAGAGCGTGATGGAATGACGCACGAAGAAGCACGTGAGTTTATTGAGTTCAACATCGAAGGTGGGTACCTAGGCCCATCGACGCCAATTCTTGTTTGGACAGAAGACATATGGGACGAGGAACAATGAAGAGTAATTTTGTAAATAACCACTTGGACATAGGTAGCAAACAACCGGCTCACCAACTGCGCTTATGTAACAAGTGCGAAGAGATGCGGCCGCCGGAAGGCGGTGTGCAAATGAGTCAGACCAGATGGATATGTGCATCGTGTTGGACTGACAGAGTAACTGGTAGAAACCTTAGACAAAGAAAGGCAAAGAAATGAGTGATAAAGCAGATGACGTGCAGGTCGGTGGATCGCACTATAAAGACATGCCCGTACAGCCGTGGACGGTAATGGAATCCTTGATGACGCCCGAAGAATTCCGCGGGTTTCTCAAAGGCAACATTATTAAGTATGCTATGCGGCAAGGCAGGAAAGAAGGTTCAGATGATGCTAACAAAGCACTGCATTACATGAACAAACTTAACGAGTTCATTGATGAGAACAAACGCGACGCATGAGATTCGCGCCTTACTGCGGGCTAATGAAGATGGTATGACACTTGAAGACATTTGCACCGCAGTTAGTCGCGAAAAGAAAAACGTACGTCACTTGCTGAAGAACATGCCTGACACGTACATAGACCGATGGGAACCCGCACCTAGGCTTAAATGGAGAGCTATATGGTGTGCGGTTTCTGTACCACCTGATTGTCCAATGCCGGAGAAACAAAATGATCCACACAGATGAAGCATTACGCCTTGCATTAGAGGCTTTGGAAGCGCACGCAGACATTGGACTTAAGGCAGACAAAGCCATCACCGCCATTAAAGCCGCACTAGAAGAGAAGGATGAGCCTTGGGAGCAATTCTGCGATTCACATTGCGTTTGGACTGACCACCATCCTGATTGCAAATTAGCACAGCGCACATGGGTTGGGCTGACGGATGAGGAAATACAAGTTGCATGGAATGATGTAATGGATGGAGCAGTATTCACCCGAAGAAATGTTTACAACGCCATTGAAGCTAAACTTAAGGAGAAGAACACATGATCCACACAGATGAAGACGACGAGTTTGATCGCATTATGCGTGAGCAAGAAATGCGTAGAGGGCAACCCTACTATTGGAAAGCCGAAGCTACTAAAGCCGCAGTGCTGATTGAACGTGAGGAGTGTGCAAGGATTGCTGACGAGTGGGCAGTAGGTTGGCCTCACCCTTCAACAGTTATTGCCGAAGCCATTCGAGCAAGGGGGAAAGAATGAACTTAAACCAAGGCAAAGTAGCGGGTGGATTAGTTGACGAACTGCTTGAGCTAATCCACCGTTATGACGAAACACTTTACATGTCAACAGTGATTGGCTGTCTTGAGCTTGTCAAACAACAATTGATTAACGACCACATGGGAGACGATGATGATGAATGACCTATGGCTAATGCTAGTTGGGCCGGTGCTATTCGTCGGTGTTGCAGCATTTGTTTGGTTGCTTGACCATTTCTTTGGCGACTGCCGCCACGACTACGGAGATTGGCAATCTTGGTCAACCGACCATGCTTACGTACAGCAGAAGCAGTGTAAGAAGTGCCAGTTCGTATACACATACCAAGAAAAGAAGCTGGTTCCTCAGAAAGAAAACAATACATGACATGGCCGTTCCCAACATTTCCAAACCCCAAGGACAAGGGCAACCGAGTCCCTAAATTCAACCCTGACAACCACGAGGACGCACCGTTATGACAGACGAAGAACTACGCAAACTTGTTGACGCTTTGGCGATGCAATCAATTGGTTGGAGAACCGAAGACGAACGTGCATTGAGAGATGAAGCATGGCATGTTGTTGCTAAGAGGGTCAGCTTCTTACGAAAACAAAATGAAATTGATATGCTAGAAAAAAGACTTGCAAAACTTAAGGAAGAAACATGAAAACAATCATCCACGTTAATCAGCATGTGATTAAAGCCAATAACAAAAACGGCGAGAACAACCCCGTGCTGACAGTCAAGACATACAAAGAAAACCGCTACGCCCATGAGGTCGAAATCAAAGGCGAAAGTAAGATCGTTTACTCGCCAGACAAACCTTTGTCGTGCGGTGCCCACGTATGGATAGAAACTCAATCACCCGTAGAAATAGTTAGGTAACGTATATGTCACTACTTGGAACACTGTTTGGACCATCCACTAACTCAAACACCATTGCACAAGGAGCAATTACATCGGGAGTAGTCCAAAGCAATTCACTTGCCGCCCAACAAGCATGGAATAACGCAGCGCAACAAAATACATTACTGAATGTTGCTTACCCCTACACCAACAACTCGTCGTATCGTGCGCTTCACTTAATAGTCAAACAAGTTGAGAACGGGTACACTGTTGAGATTGGCGGGTCGACGCATATTGCAAGCGACCTCAAAGAAATCACTGACTTACTAACAAACAGAGTTGCGGCAACGTTGCTCGAATGGAATCCATAATGGACATACTTACTGTAGATATTGAAACGTACTACGATGCACAATTCAGTTTGTCAAAGATGCAGACCGATGCGTACATCACAGACGATCGCTTTGAATTTATTGGCGTATGCGTAGCACGCAACGAAGAGCCACCTGTTTGGTTCAGCGGCACTGAGGCGGAAATCCTTGAGTGGATGCACACGAACTACGACTGGGGTAATTCCGCTGTGCGGTGTCACAACACTTTGTTCGATGGCTACGCGCTGTCTCAACGGCTAGGGATACGCCCAAAACTTTGGATGGATACGCTTTCCCAAGGCCGAATGATCTACCCCTATCTAGTCTCACACTCACTTGCTAACTTAGCTAAATTCTTTGGGTTCCCTGATAAGGGTACTGAGGTTGTTAAAGCGTTGGGCAAACGCCGTGAAGACTTTAATCCCATGGAATTAGAGGCGTACGCAGATTACTGCAAGCATGATACATGGCTGTG